GCATAGTCAACGTATAGCTCTGACCCTTACCTAACTGAGTAGTCGGGAAGTAAGCACCCGTAACGGTAACGGGGCCCGTTACAGAGTACCCATCTGCAAACTTGATGCGGCCGAAGAGGTAATCAAACCACTCCACCTGTGCCGTTACGTCGACGTTGTTATCCTCAACCACAAACGTCGCGTTACGATTCCAGATCTCCTTAGCAGTATCCGTGATCCTGTAGATCTTGCCACTCTCAAGCGTCATAGCCTCATCAGTCATGGCCGTTGAGGTGCCTGTACGAAGGATTTTAGCAAGATAACCCGCAAAACCTTTGTACAGAGCGTTAGCGGATACAGCCCAACTAATGAGACCAGCCTCATTCGAGCGATAAGATTGGCCGAAAATCGTGTCCTCGATCTCGTCGCCATCTACGCTGAACGATCCAGTATTACCAGGAAGCTTGTAGAACGTAGCCCCATCCGAGGAGACTCTAATTGCCTTAGCCATTACTTTCCCTCCTTAACTACAGAGCCTCACGGTTGCTAAGCGCAGATGGCGCAGGCTCGGTGATCAACCGGAAATTCAAAGAGAAGTGGGGACGATCGTTCTCGTCATATCCGATAAAGGCTATATCCGAGGTCATCGTTACTGACACCAATCGATCCCCGTTGATATCTTGTGAGTCGATTCCCAACAGGACATCTTTGATATCCTCTGCCTTACTAAGGGCTTGTGCATAATTACCCTTGGCACCTCTGACACGGATTTGGTACGTGGGGTAGTCGAGCAGCCACTTCGGATCAGGAGGTAAGCCACCAGTTCGTGTAATGACCACTGCCTGATCAGGCTGCTTTGGCTCTTTACCAATCCAAATACCCCACCCTGAGGATGCCTCAAAGGTGCCAATACCAGCGGCAACAAGCAAGTCTCTTAGTGCTATTTCCATAAGAAAAAGGAGGCGCTAGTCTTACCAACTAAGAGTTCACGCCTCAAGGCTCCCGCTTGCCCACGGCCACGGAGTACACTACAGCCCAACATGCCGCTTCACATAGTCAGCGTAGCGAGCTGGAATCTTTCCCATGTGACGATTGGCTGCCTCTTCCAGAAACTTAGCCTGCGTAGGAGGCTCATGATAGAGGTCCAAACGTTCATGGACGAATGCTGCGTAATGTGGGTTGTTACCACGAGCATACCCTATTACAGCAGTCACTCCCCTGGTATTCTTGCGTACCTCAATGAACCCAGAAGCCTTAAGCTTCCCAGTATCCACAGGGACAAGATTCTGGGATTCATCGTAGATAGGCTTGACAGCATAACGAAGCGCCAGAGGCGAAGTGGCTTCAATAGAACGGATCACCTTGTTGAGGTTCTCCGTCACTTTAGCCATCTGCGCTTGAACAGACTTGGCATAGCGCTTATGAGAAGCGCTGCCACGAGGAGTGCCTTTAATCTGTCCAACAGAAAGACGTCCGGTAGCCATTACAGGTACAACTTTCGCTCCACTTCCGTAGCGCGCAGATTGTTCTTCTTCTCCGTCTGCCTAACGCGGTAGGCTACTGAAAGTTGCGTAGGATCAGCAACGTCAGAGTAGTCCCCTTCCGCTATATATGTGCCTATGTCAACATCCCTGTCAACATAGACGATCGATCGGCTGACCACTTCTTCACCAGAGATCAGCCTAAACAGAACTGCCTTATCTTCCCAGCGGCAGTTAATAACCTTTGGGGCACTAACGTGAATACCGTCGTAAACAGATTCGCTCGTAATCTCCCAGATTGTCGCCTTCTCTCGAAGGTTACGGGCCAACCTATTCGACATTAGATCACCCTAAATTCCGCTCGGAGCTTGCCGGTGTTCAACCTTGCCAACGTGCCTGATGTATCGAATAGCATTGCTTGCTGACCGAAGCGTGTCATATGCAAGCCCTGACCGTATACATTCGCCCACAGCGTGGAAGCATCGCCGTATGCATCGCGCATGATGGCTCCCTGCTCCTCAGCAATAGCAAGAAAGTGAGCCGCGAGGTACAGCTCGATCTGTGTCAACGTTCCCTCTGACAACCCTTTGTCACTCAGGTGGGTCTCCACCAGGTGATGGGCTGTCTCGATGAAATTGGTATCGATAACCGCATCGTCCTTGGAAGTAACGATGAGTTCCTTTACCTGCGTTGCTTCGACTCGAGCTGCCACTCGCGACTCCTACTTCCGGCCTCAGTTCTTCAGCTGCTTAGGCGGTGAAGGTTTATTATCCCCTCCGCCCTGCTGGCTATCTCCCTGAGCCTTATCGGCATCATTACTGTTGTTAGCAGTAGCACCGATCTTGGCGGCTTCAGCTGCCTTAGCAGCAGCCTCAGCGGCTTCAGCAGCTGCCTTTGCAGCAGCAGCTTCGGCCTCAAGGACCTTCGGATCGACGAGCCTGTCCTTAAATGCCTCGGCAGCCTGCGGGGAGACCATAACAGTCTCCCCCTTCGGCACCATCACACGATTACCGTGTTCATCCTTGATCCAAAAGCCCTTGTGCTTCACAACACGGGCCACCTTATGCTGTGCCATTAGGATCACCTCCTCAGATTTGCAGGCGGGCTATACTGTCATTAGACAGTATAGTGGACGATACCCGACTGGTTCGTCTGGGTAGAGCGAACCCTCGGCACCATGATGGCCATGACCTTGAAGTTGAACTGCATGCCGCCATGCGATTCCCACTGAACGAGGGTCGGCTGCATACCGTTCACTATCTCGACCACGTCACGCGACAGCTGCACCAGAACGATGTTGTCAGGCGCGAGATCCTTCGAGGGGAGGATAAACTCGATCCCCGGGATCTGGAGCAGACGGTTCAGCTGCGTGATGTCACTCTCCGCCTTATAGTCATCGGCGAGCAGCGTGTAGGCCTTCTGGGTCACGAAGAGACCATAAGGGCCATACATGTTGTCGCTGATAGCGGCGTCGATCATCGCGATGACGTCGTCCACCTTGGAAGTACCCGGCGTAGCAGGAAGCTCCCAGCTAGCAGCCAACGTACCCGTGTTGCGGTTCGACTCCGTGGTGAGGCCTGCAATAGAGCTTCCAAGAACCGACATTGACAGGCCCTTAAAGAGGATCTCCTCGATCTTCTCGGAGACGATACGGGCACAGAGCTCAGCCTGCATCGTATCGATCGGCTGCCCGCGCGTACGCGAAGCCGATAGGTGACGAATGTTGAGCTGGAAGTCCTTGTGGATGATCGGCAGCGGCATGGTCTGCAGATCGAAGACCAGTCGATCACGCTGACCATCCGTAACTCCGGACATCGAGACCTCAGCCGGAGTCATGTCACTCACACGCTCCCACTCAATCTGCGTGGTACCCAAGGCGTTATTGACATTGAACGTCAAGCCTCGCGACATCAGCGCACCCACACCGACGAGGCGCTTGCGCGCAACTTCGACGATAGCCTGATCGAACAACTTCCACTCGTCCTTGCGGAGAATGTCGTTGGTACGCAGGGCGTTAACGTTGAAGTTGGCTTGGAGCAGCCGCATCGCGACATCACCCGATGCACGGAGAGAGCCGCCCACGCTAGAAATGGTATCGATCCCGATACCCTGATTGCCTTGTGGCATTTCCTTTACCTCCTAAGGAATGAATTGCGAGCGCTTACAGCAGCTCAACCTTGATACGTGCAGGATCGGTGCCTGCCGAGTTGTCAACAGCCTCCAGAGCAATCGCAACGATAGACTGACGCTCCGTATCAGCGGTGNNCGCAGACGTGACAACCTTTCGGAGCTTACCATTGCCCGCAGACTCCAGCCTGTCGCCGATTACGATAGCGGCTGCCGACGGCGGAACGAGTGCATACACCTCCGCACCCGGAGGCAGCACTTCGTAAAGCACGTTGTCACCAGNAGCGTAGTCATGATCGATACCCTTACCGACGACTTCATTCTCGACCGCAAACGCTCGCTGAGCCGTAGTAGCAGCACTAGCCTTGCGCTGCACCTTACCGTCTGACGTAAGCTCGACCAAATCTCCCGGAGTAATAGCCGCAGCCGCCGGCGCTTCCTTCCGGATACCATTGCCCTTCAGGACAATCGTTTTTGGAGTAGACATGCCTTAACCTCCTGACTGAATTGATTACCAGCTTAGCTGGCCTGCTTAACCGGGAAGAGCTCCGGCGGCGCTTCAGGCTGATCGTCGTCACCGGACTGATCGCGGAGCACTGCACCTGCACCCGTATAATCAGGCTGCACATCAGCAAGCGCTNCCAGATTCTCAAGGGTCTCGATATCCTGCTTTTCGAGGTACTCCCTCGAGAACTTGTTACGAGCGTTACCCATCAAAGTCGCAATCAGCGTGTTCTTGCGCTGCTGATGCATCTTCAAGCCTGACTTGAGGACTTCCTGCATCTCTGCAGGCGCATTGGCAATGTACTCACTGAGGGTAATCGGCTTGGACTTCTCACCCGCAGTCGTACGATTGTTCTGCGTCAGAGGAGTTTCCTGCTCCTGCTCCTGCTCCTCTTCCGTCCCCGCCTGCACAGGTATCGGAATGAGCTTCTCCAACTGCGCCGACTCGAGCGTCATCAGCCATTCACGATCCTCTTCCGTAAATCGAGTCTGCGTATTACTGATCAAGTCCTGAACGAGCTTTTCCTTGTCCACGTTTGTTACCTCTTGACTGTTACCCGAAGATTGGGTCGTAAGACCCTCACCCGTCTCCACCTTGACGGGTACGAAACGGGTTTCAGGTCTCACTTGGACCCGATCCCCGGACAGAACGACAGTACCGTCGCTCCTAATGTTAAAATCCTGTGCATACAGCTTGTAGTCCGACCACGACTCGTACACAAAGGTGCCGGAGTCGTTATTCCCTTTGAAAACAGCGACAACCCAGAAGAAATCCATATCCGCTTCCCGCATTGCAGCAGTAATAGCGATACGGATGTCGTCGTCGCTGAGCACCAACTCCTGGTTTTCACGGAAGGATTCGAACTTGAAGAGGTTCTTGACACGCGTTCGAAGCGCGTCAAAGACACCTTTGTTCTCAACCAGCTTGCCTTCAGTATCAATTAGGCCTTGCTTGTTTTCACATTTACATGACGTCTTGTCCGNACACTCGCAAGAACCCGACTTCTCAGTACGAATCACAGGCGCTTCGACATTGAATCGGACCGCTACGAGGTCTTCAAGCTTCTGGCCCTTCTTGGAGGCGTTCAACCGAGGAGCCCCGCAACCCTTCTCGACGCTGCACGCCCCAATAATACCTTCAGGAAGGATCGCAAGATGGTCAGGGACAATATCGCGCCAGATAGCTTCGTACTTCTCGCCGTTGTAAACACCAGGATTCATCTCCAACATGGAGAACAACCCGGTAGAAACCTCAACAAGGGCGTCACCACTCTGGAGCCTCTCGAGTTCCTTCTCCGCGACCTCTCCGAGCTCCTTGACCCTCTTGTTGTTGATCCACATCTCCGCGACAAGCTTCTTGCCATCGAGCTTGGTGTTGAAGATCTGCCCGATAGCGTATTGCTCCAAGATATCTGGAGATCCTGCGGAGACAGGATACCCATTTACTTTCGGGTGATCCAGAACTACCGGACGCCCGTTCCAACCTTCGGGAAAACGACCAAACTCCTCCGCGAGCGCCAGCTCGGGAACGGTTGAATTTCCCGGCCATAGAACACCTTCCACAAGCATCACCACTGGAATAACGGTGTGCTCTGTACCTGCAAACTCTTGCGTACGGATTGCAGCAGTGTTAGGCTGAGCGAGAACGGAGATCATAGAGAGGCTCTTATTCTTGACGTTACCTGCCCCTCCTCCTCCCCCTTTTCTTTGTTTGGTAGTGCGGAGTGTCACCGTACGCCTCCTTTACATGTCTACCTATATTTTAGTCGGTCTCAAGTCGAAAATCAACGGTTCCTTTTAAGTCGCCCGTTTGACCCTGACTACCTCTGTCCACTGTTTGCGGTAGTTGCTTGAGCTAATTGCTCGGAATGTTGCTTCCAGGATATCCCCCACCTNGATATCCATGTCGTAAGGCAGTTGTGCCTCATAGTTCCCGTTACTATCTGCAACATAATCCAGAGTGATCGGAGGGGTGAGGCCACCAACAGCCTCACCCGTATCC